ACCAGATGGATCAGCGCAGCGAAGTCTTCCCGCTGATGCGCGGGCAGCGCATGAACTTCATCCCGTTCGAAATTCTGGGCGCGAATTCGTGCGATGATGTCGTGCAGAAGCCACCGCTGATCGACTTGGTGGACACTAATCTGGCCCACTATCGGAACAGCGCCGACTATGAACATGGCCTTCACTTCACCGGCCTGCCGACGCCTTATGTGGCGGGCGTCCAGCTTGCCGAAGGTCAGACGCTGTCGCTGGGGTCAATGACTGCTTGGGTGTTCCCCGATCCGCAGGCGAACGTCGGCTTCTTGGAATTCACCGGGGCTGGCCTTGGCGCGTTGGAAACGGCCCTGAAGGCGAAAGAACAGCGCATGGCCGTGCTGGGCGCACGAATGTTGGCCGACGACAAGCGCACGGCAGAAGCCTTTGGCACGACCGAACTGAAGACTGCCGGTGAACGATCTGTTCTGGCTTCGATCAGTCGGTCGGCATCTGACGCCATGACGCGGGCGCTGAACTGGATGGCCCGCTGGGTCGGTGCGCCTGAAGACGCAGAATTCACGCTGAACACCGACTTCGGTGCCAGCAGGATGCAGCCGCAGATGCTGACGGCGCTGATGGGAGCCTATCAGGGCGATGCGATCCCGCTGTCGGTGCTGTTCGACAACCTTCAGCGCGGCGAAATCATCAGCCCGACGATGGAATTCGAAGAATATCAGGCGCAGCTTGAAGATCAGGGGCCAAGCATTGCTGAACCCGCTGGTCAACGCGATCAGGGCGACCCGGCTGGTCAGGTGAACGAAACGATGCTGGCAGCACTGCGCAACCGCTTGGGGCTATAAGTGAACGCTTCAGACCAACTGAACGACCTGATGACGATCCGCCAGCTTCTGCTGGGCCGGGTGATCGCAGGCGAGAACATCAAGCTGAACAACCACCTGAACGATGTGGCGGCAAGGCTTGAAGCGCAGCTTCGGTCGGGCAAGGAATTCACCAGCTATCAGGGCCGCAGGCTTCAGCAGGCTATCGGCGATCTGGCTGGTCTGGTGCAGCTTCAGCGGCCCGATCTGGCTGATCTGGCCAGCATGGAAGCCAAGTTCGCGCAAGGCGCGGTCGGTAAGGTCGGCATCGACATCGCGCTGCCGCCGAAGAAGGTGCTGCAATCGGTCGCCGACACGGCGCTGGTGCAGGGCGCGACCTTCGGCCAGTGGTTCACGAAGCTAGAAGGATCAATGCGCTTCGACATAGACCGGGCCGTCAAGGTGGGCGTGTCGCTGGGTGAAACGAACGCGCAGATCGCCAAGCGCATTCTTGGTGCCGGTGGCGACAAGGGCGGCGAAGTCATGCCACGCGGTCGCCGGGATGCGATGGCGATCACGCGCACCGCAGTGCAGACCATCGCCAATGAAGCCCGGCTGGCGACCTATCTGGAAAACACCGACATCATCAAGGCTGTGCAGTGGATCAGCACGCTGGACAGCCGCACGACCCTGATCTGCATGGCCCGCAGCGGCAAGACATGGACGATCCCTGAATTTCAACCCATCGGCCACGAAATCCCATGGAACGGCGGGCCACCTGCGCACTGGGCGTGCCGTTCGACCACGATCCCGGTCACGAAGTCATTCGAAGAACTGGGCGGCGACGGCCCTGACCTGTCGCCGACCACGCGCAGCAGCATGGATGGGCAGGTCGCTGCTGATCTGTCGTTCGACGCCTTCCTGAAGGGCAAGCCACCAGCCTTCGCTGACGAAATGCTGGGCGTCGGTCGTGCTGATCTATGGCGGGCGGGTAAGATCACGCTGTCTGACCTGCTGGACGCACGCGGCGTGCCGCTGACGTTGGCGGAACTGAACGCGCAATATGGCGCTGCGACCAAGGTGGCGAAGGTGACGACTAAGGTCGCGATGGCTGCCGCTGCCGAAGTGCTGTTCGATATGGCGACAGCGGCGGGTCAGTGGCATCAGGCGTCATTCGGAAACGCGGCGAACACCGTGGCGAAGCAGGTCGCGGCCAGCATTCAAGACATTCAGGTCACGCGCACCGCCACGGGTGCCTATGCCAGCGCAGATCGCCTGATCAACATGGACAAGTCCCATGACATCGCATCACCGCTGCGTCAGACGACATGGCGGCACGAATTCGGCCACATCTTCGACTATCGCGTCGGCAAAGGCCGGAACGGTTACTATCGGTCGGCATCGCCTGAATTCAAGCTGGCCCGCGAAGCGGATCGCGACAGCCTACTGCTGGCGACAGGTCGTGGCCGGGCCAGCAAGGCCACCACGGCAAGGGCGGAACAATTGCGGACTTCCTATGAAGAAGCCACGCAGTTCGCCATCGACGCGGGCCGTGACGACTTCAGGAAAGCTGCCAAGGCTGCCGGGCTGGACTTCGACGCCTTCGAAGGTGTCCTTCGCGACAGCACGAACCTGCTTGAAAACGGCGGATATGACAGCCTGAACAATCGCGTGCGTATCAGCAAGATGATCAACGCCTTCAAGCAGGGCGACCCTGAAGAATTCATCAACGCGGCAGCCAAGTTCGGCACCGATTATCAGACCGCGAACGCGGTGCTGAACAAGGACGGCATCTTCGGCTATTTCGCCGACATGATCGGGTCGGCCACGAACAACAAGGTGGCGGGATATGAAAGCGGCTTCTTTGGCCATCCCAAGGCTTATTACAAGTCGCACGGCAACGAAGTCGAAAGCTACGCGAACTTGATGACCGCCTTTTCGCACAAGAACCCCTATTGGATGACGATCTTCGAACGCTTCGCGCCGCAGATGTCAGCCGAATTTAAGAAGGATATTGAAGAATGGATGAAAACGCAGCCTTCCAAGTGATCGCAGCCTATGAAGCTGCGTTCGGCCCGGTGTTGATGCCAATCGGCTGGGATTATCTGGACATCGCGCCGGTCGCTGAACGCTTTCTGCGTGAAGGCCGGGCGATCCCTGAAGACTATGAATGGCAGGCTTTACCAGATGGCGCGTTGATCTAGCATCAAGGGCCAAGTCGTGTTATTGTCGCATCAACCGTGATCATGGCAGTGCCATAATGACGAACCGGCCAGTGGCCACCAACAGTCCAGAGGACAACCAAACATGAGCGAAGGCACTGAAGACATCGAAGACCTGAAAACTGCTGTTGAGGCGTTGAGCGCCAAGAACCGCGAACTTCTGGGTGAACTGAAGGCAGCCAAGGCCAAAGCCAAGGGTGTCGAAATTGACCCGGTGGAACACGAACAGCTTAGGACGCAGGTCGAAGAACTGACTGGCAAGCTGACCAAGGCCGAAAAGGCTGCGGCGAAGCAGTTCGAAGATTTGACGAAGGTCGTGTCCACCAAGGACGCAGCCTTGCAGTCTTACCTGATCGACAACGGCCTGTCTGATGCGATGTTGAAGGCAGGTGTTCGGCCCGAAATGATGCCAGCGGTCAAGGCGATGCTGAAAGGTAAGGCCACGATCAAGGACGAAGGCGGGAACATTGCAGCGTTCATGGGTGATCAACCGCTGACTGATGCGGTTTCTGCGTGGGCAGCCAGCGACGAAGGCAAGCACTTCGTTTCGGCACCTGCGAACACTGGCGGCGGGGCTGCGGGTGGAAACGGAAACGGCACTGGTGGCAATACCAACAAGGGGAACCTTGGCGGGTCAAGGGCCGAACGTGGCGCTGCGATCAAGTCGATGTTCCCTGAACTGCCAACCGCCTAGATAGGCACAAACACAAGGGAACAATACCATGGCACTTTCGCAGATGCAGGTCTTCAACCAATACATCATGCCCGCGACCATTGAGACGCTGGCGCAGATGGTCGAAAAGTTCAACGGGGCTTCGGCTGGCGCGATCCGCCTGACGACCGCTGGCTTTGACGGCGACTTCCTTCAGGAAAGTTTCTTCGCTTCCATCCACAGCGCACAGCGCCGTGTTGATCGTTATGCGTCCATTGCTTCGGCATCGGCGACCGATCTTTCGCAGTTGAAGAAGTCTGGCGTGAAGGTCGGCGGCGGCTTTGGCCCGATCAAGTTCGAGCCTTCGCAGCTTACTTGGCTTCAGAAGCCCACCACCGAAGGCATTGAAGTTGCATCGCGCAACTTCGCTGAAGCCTTGATGAAGGATCAGTTAAACACTGCCATCGCTGCGCTTTGTGCTGCCATCGCTAACCAGTCCACCGCAAAGAACGATGTGTCGGCCACCGTGGCTGTCACCTATTCGGCCATGAACAAGGCGAATTCACTGTTCGGCGATTATTCGTCGGCCATCGTCGCCAACGTCATGTCTGGTTCAGTGTATCACCGCTTGATCAGCCAGAACCTTGCCAACACGCCAAGCCTGTTTGTTGCTGGCAATGTGAACGTGGTCGATATTCTGGGTCGCCCGGTCATCGTCACTGACGCGCCTGCGCTTTATGTGACTGGCACGCCGAACAAGGATCGCGTTCTGGGTCTGGCTGATGGTGCGGCTGTTGTCTATGATGGCGGCGATGTCATCAGCAACGTGCAGACCACGAACGGCAACACGCGCATCGAAACCACGATGCAGGTGGACTATTCGTTCGGTGTGGCGCTGAAGGGCTACACTTGGGACGAAACCAATGGCGGCAAGTCGCCGACCGATGCCGAACTGGCCACCGGCACGAACTGGGATAAGATCGCGACCGACATCAAGCAGACCGCTGGTGTCATCACCATCGGTTCGGCTGACGTTGCGTTCTGATAAAACAGTGTTGGCGGGTGGGCTTCGGCCTGCCCGCCTTCACGCGATCTAAAGGAAAACCATCATGGCAGACGCCAAGATCATTTATGAACCGCATCCAGTTTCGTCTGAACGCAAGGCTGAACTGCGTGCGCAGGGCTTCAAGATCATCGACGCGGCCTTCGCGCCTGAAGGTGCTGCTGAAGTCGAGCCTGCGCCAGTGGCTGCAAAGCCCGCTGCTGCACCAAAGGCCGCTGCGAAGAAGGCTGACGACTGATGGCCTTTGTCGTCGAAACTGGTGCCGGTTCAGCGACCGCAAACAGCTTCGCCAGCGTTGCTGCGGCTGATGCCTATGTGGCAGACCGCAGCGTTGCTGGATGGACTGCCTTGCTGACTGCTGACAAGCAGGCGGCACTGGTCAAGGCGACAGACTATCTGGAAGCCAGCTATCGCGCTTCTTGGGATGGTTTCCGCGTCAGCGGCACGCAGGCGCTGTCGTGGCCGCGTTCCGATGTCATCGTCGATGAATTTCCGGTCGCGGCCAACATCGTGCCGGTGGCCGTGGTCAATGCCTGCATCGAAATGGCGCTGCGGGCCGTGGCAGGCACGACACTGATCGAAGATCAGGGCCAGCTTGTCTTGCGCGAAAAGGTCGATGTGATCGAAACCGAATATGCGCCGTTCAGTGATCCTGCCGTCAAATATCCGTTCGTCAGCAGGATGCTGTCGCCTTATCTGCTTTCATCGTCTGGCAGCGGCTTTGCGCAAGTTCGCTTTCGGCGCACTTAATAACCAACAGGAGAACACACCATGGCGAATATCGTTTCCACCACTTTGCAGGGCTTGGGTGTGCGCACCGTCACACGCACCACGCTGACCGCTTCTGACACCTTCACCTATAATCAGGGCCGCGAAGCTACCCTGATCCTTGACAACGTCACGGCTGGCGCGCTGACCGTCACCATTGACGGCGCAGGCGGCACCACAGTGCCGGTGCCGGGCATCGGCGATGTCAGTGTGGCCGCTGGCTTCAGCACTGGCAGCATCGCGACTGGTGCTTGCGTGGCTATCCCGCTGGATACGATCTTCCAATATTTGCAGGGCGTCATCGCTGTCACTGGCGGCACCGGCATTCGCGCCACGTTGATCGAATATTGATCTAATGGGGCGGGAAGCTGACAGCGCAGCGCGGCTTCTGGCTAAGAACGGGGAACTGGTCACAATCCAGTTCCCCGGTTCACCATCCCGCGACCCGATCACTGGCGCGCCGGTCGCGGTGGCGACATCCACCAGCGTGACCGCGAACGGTTATCCTGCGGCCTATACCAGCGCCAACATCGACGGCACGGTGATCAGGCAGAACGACATTCGGCTGCTGTTGGAACTGATCGAACCGCGACCCGTTCGCGGCTGCTTGGCGGTGGTCGATGGGGCCACCTATCAGGTGCTTGATGTGCAGGTGATCCGCAAGGCGGCTGCCGATGTGATGTTCATCTGCCAGATTAGGGCAAGCTGATGGCCATCGACGGCAAACATCTTATCGGTCAGCGGGTCTGGTTCCCATCGAAATGGGAATGCGGCACGCTGGACAGTGTGCTGGAAGGCAACGACGGCAAGGCGCTGGCCTATGTGATCCTGCGGGACAATGGCAAATATCATGCGGTTGATATGCAAACCGTCGAAATCAAGGACGCCGAAGAATGAGCAACCAAGCCATTGCAGCCGCACTGGCGCAGCGGCTGTCGCTGCTGAACCTGCCGACGGCTTATGAAAATGCGCCGTTCACGCCAGTGGCCGGGCAGGCGTTCATCGCCGAAAACTTCCTGCCGGTCGCCACGTTGGCGGTCGGTATCGCTGCATCTTCGGCTGACAACTATGGTGGCATCTATCAGGTCACGGTTCACGCGCCGAAGGGTGGCACGAAGGGCGAAGGCTTTGCCATGGCGCAGCAGGTGCAGAAACACTTCCCGCGTGGCCTGACGCTGACCTATCAGGGCCAGTCGGTCACGATCTTGCAGGCATCGCAGGGGCCGTCGTTCGTCGAAGGCGACCGCTGGCTGGTGCCGGTGTCGATCAATTATCGGGGCTTTGCGTGATGGCAGGCACCTTCAGCATCGACATCAGCAAGTTCATCGCCAAGACGAACATCGACGCCGACAAGGTCGTGCGCAAGGTGTGCCTTGATCTGATGACTGGCGTCATCCTAAAAACGCCAGTGGACACCGGGCGGGCGCGGGCAAACTGGCAGGCATCAATTGACACGCCAGCCAGCGGCACGGTCAGCTTCGATGCTGATGCCGGGTCTGGCAAGAAGGCACCAAGTGCCAGTTCAGCTTCTGCTTCTTCTATTGGTGATGGCTTGGGTGCCGTCAGCAAAGCCACTGGCCGCGTTTTCTGGCTAGTGAACAACCTGCCCTACATTTACCGGCTTGAATATGGGGCATGGTCAAAACAGGCACCGCATGGTATGGTGCGCACAACAATTGCCGAAATTCAGCGCAAGCTGACCTGAAAACCTGAAGGAGTGAACCCAAATGTCCAGCACTGACATCTTTTCCAGCGTTGGCACCGTCGTTTCGGTGTCGGCAACTGCGCCAGCCACTTTCGATGCCGCAGGCTTTGCGGCCCTGACCTATACGATTTGCGGCGAACTGGCTGAATTGCCCACCTACGGCAGCGAAGCTGCACTGGCAACGCACACACCGCTGCGCACCGGCATCGTGGCGAAGCGCCGTGGTTCGGTGAACTATGGTTCGATCACGCTGCCGATGGCCTATTCTGACGCTGACGCAGGCGCTGCGATCCTTCGCACGGCTGGCGATGCACTGCCCGGTGTGAACAGCCTGATTTCATTCAAGGTCGTTCTGAAGAACGGTGACATCCAGTATTTTCAGGGTCAGGTCATGTCGTTCCGCACGAACATCGGCAACGCTGATGCGGTCACGATGTGTGAAGTTTCGGTCGAAATCACCAGCGTCATCGTCAAGGTCGGCTAATCAGCCAAAACGAACGGGGCGGGATAGCGTTCATGGCGCGACAAGGGCGGCTTCATCCACCGCCTTTCCCAAACCATCATTCTGGATGCGATGTGAAGGGTGACGCAATGGACTTGAACAAACTGAAGCCAGTGATGGCAGACGAAGGCGCGACCATGCAGGTGCGCCATCCTGAAACCGAAGACGCCATCGAAGGCATGACCATCACGCTGCTGGGTCAGGACAGCGGGGTCTATAAGAAAATCTTGCTGGCAAAGCAGCAGGCGGTGCTGTCTCGCATCAGCAAAGGCAAGAAGGCCGTTGATCTTGATGCGGCAAAACTGGGCGAAGACACCATTGACGATCTGGTGAAGCTGACCGTGAACTGGGAAGGCTTTTCGCTGGACGGCAAAAAGCTGGACGCCACGCCTGACAATGTGCGCATGGTCTATGCCGAATGGAACTGGCTGCGGGAACAAGCGCAGGAGTTCGTGGCCGACCGGGCGCACTTCTTTCGATGAACTGACCCGCGATCTGACGCTGTTCGTGAAGCAGGCGGCATGGCTGAACACCGTGCCGGAAAAGCAGAAGCGGTCGCGTCGGGAAACGAAATCAACAGATATGCCGCCAGTGGAAGCTGGCGGCTACTTGCTGGAAATTCTGTTCGAAGTCGGGCCGACGAAACCTGCCGGGATGGCAGGCCAAGTCGGCATTGACGAAATTGACCTTCTGGCGTGGCAGGCGAACCAAGACATTCGCCTGACCGGCTGGGAAGCCCGCACGATCCGGCTGATGTCGCGTGAATATGCGGCTATGCTGGTCGAAGCATCAGACCCGAACTGCCCATCGCCATGGGCCGCGAAGGCCGTGATCACCGAAGACCAGAAGGATCGCATTTCTGATGCGATGTCTGCATGGGCCGATAACCTGAACGCGCAGCGTGGCGTATAGTCTGCGACCTTGCTTTTTGCGACTTTATGCGTCAATAATAGGGTGGAATTTCTCACAATCGGAGCGCCAGCGGTATGCCAGACCTGTCAACCTTGCGCATCGGTGTCGATAGTCGTGAAGTCAGGACTGCGACTAACGATCTGCGGGCTTTGGGCGGTGCATCTACTGACGCTGAACAAAAGACTGGCGGGCTGTCGAAGGCGTTCGGCGGTCTGAAGGGTGCTTTGGCTGCCTTGGGAATTATGGCCATTGTCAATGATATGATCCGCGTCAATGTTGAGTTTCAACGCCTTCAGGCAATGCTGGAAGTTTCCACTGGTTCTGCCCGCGCCGCATCTGCGCAATTTGATGAAATTCGCAAATTTGCGGCGACCACGCCTTATGCGCTTAACCAATCTGTCGAAGCCTTTTTGAAACTGAAGAACCTTGGCCTTGACCCAAGCATGGACGCTTTACGTTCTTACGGGAACACCGCGTCGAGCATGGGCAAAGACCTAATGGAAATGATCGAAGCCGTCGCCGACGCAAGTGTCGGCGAATATGAGCGGCTGAAAGAATTCGGCATAAAGGCCAAAAAGTCCGGCGATGATGTGGCGTTCACTTTTCAAGGAACGACGACCAAAGTCAAAAACAGTTCTAGCGAAATCCAAGATTATCTGCGGAAAATTGGCGATGTCCAGTTTGCAGGTGCAATGGATCGGCAAATGAAAACGCTTGGCGGGCAGTTGGCCAACTTGGGCGACAATCTTGATATGCTTTATGTCAAATTTGGGGAAAGCGGTTTTAGTAGTGTTTTTGCAAAAGCCATTGCGGTCGTTTCTGCTGCAATTGTTTTTTTGTCTGACCACTTAAATGAACTTTATGTTTGGCTTGGGGTGGTTGCCACTGGCTTCGCTGCCATGAAGGCGTCGATGGCCATTTCGGCCATCACTAGCTACATTTCTTCAGTCATCGCCTTGGAACGTGCGCTTGGCGCGACCAGCAGGACGACCGCTATCTTCAGCGCCGTCACCAAAATGGCACAAGGCGGCGTTCGCGCATTGACGGTCGCGCTGATGGCCAACCCGTTTGTTGCCGTCGCAACCGCAATCGCAGTGCTGGTCGGCCTGCTTTATACTTTCCGCGATGCGAACATCGCGGTCGGCGGCGAAACCGTGCGACTGGGTGATGTGTTCCTTGGCGTCTGGGAAGTGGTCAAGAATGCCATCGCGTTTGTGCAGACCGTCTTCACGCAGGGCTGGGCGCAGGCGTTCGGGTCGATTTCACCTGCGCTGCGGGCCGTCGGCGAGTTTTTCGACACGGCCTTCAGCTATATCGGCAACATCATTCGCACCTATGTGAACCGTTACATCGGGCTGTTCGTCGGCCTTGGCGCGGCCATCAAGGCTGCCTTTAGTGGTGAAGATGTCATCGGTGCCTTCATGTCTGGCCTGAATGCCGACTATGTCGGCGCGTTCACCAACGCAGTCGGCGATGGCGTGGTGGCCTTGGCCCGCCTTGGCGCAGCAGCGCGCACGACCGCGCCTGCGCAAGAGGAAGTCGCCCGATCCGCAAGCGGCGCTGGCAATGCGGTCGCCGAAAGCGGCAAAAAGGCTGAAGACGCTGCGAAGCAATATCGCGACTATGCCGCAGCCTTGCGGCTGGAAACCGCGCAGATCGGCATGACGCCTGAACAGTCGAAGCAACTGGAAATCGACAACAAGGCACGCGAAGCCAGCGCGGCAGGCTTCGAAGCTGAAGCAACTGCGATCAGGGCCGCTGGCGTGGCCTATGCCGAAAAGGCGGCAGCGCAGAAGCTGATCGACCTTGGCAAAGAAGCTGCCGATCTGGAATTCGTCAATTCGCTTTACCGTAAGCAGGCGGTCGAAGTGGCTGTCCTGACGGCTGCGCATGACCTGATGAAGCAGGGCATTTCTGCCACCAGCGCCGAATATGTCCGGTTCATCGCGGCGGTGCGCGAAGGTGCCTTGCAGCAGGAAGCTGAAAGTGTGCGGCAGGCTTGGGAAGGCATGACGGCAGACATCAACTTCGACGCGGTCTTCGGCGACACCGGCAAGGCGTTCGCTGGCATCCTGAACGGCTTCGATCAGATGATCGACCGCCAGAAGGCTTACACGGAACTGGTGGCTAAGGGCCGCATGACCGAAGCTGAAGCGGCGGCTGCCCGGCAGAAGAACACTGCCTTGCAGATCAACAGCTATGGCAACATCGCTGGCGCGATGAAGGGCTTCTTCAAGGAGGGCAGTAAGGGCTATAAGGCTTTGCAGGCCGCTGAAACCGTGTTCCGCACCATCGAACTGGCCATGGCGATCAAGGCCGCTGCGGTGAAGATGGGCCTGATGGGAACCGTCGCGGCCACCAAGGTCGCCACCGACGGCACCATGGCGGCCAGCGACACTTCGCGGTCGATCATCGAAATGGCCAACAGCGCCAAGACCACTGCGGTCAAGGGTGTCGAAGCGGTCATCAACGCGATCAGGTCGATGCCGTTCCCGCTCAACATCGCTGCTGGTGTGGCGACTGCTGCTGCCGTCGCTGCCTTTGGCGGCGCTGTCGCTGGCGCGTTCAGCGGCGGGGCGAAGCCTGCACCGACCAACACCGGCACCGGCACCGTCTTCGGTGACGGCACGAAGCAGTCGGAAAGCATCCAGAAAAGCATCGAACTGCTGGGCAGCGTCAACACCTTGACCATGCGCTATTCGGCGCAGATGGCTGCCAGCCTGCGCAACATTGAAGGCAACATCGGCGGGCTGACGAACCTTGTGCTGCGCACGAACAACATGGCCGCGTCGGCTGCTGGCGTGCAAGAAGGCACGAAGCTGACTGGCGTGCTGGGCGCGCAAACCAGCGCGTTGAACAAGCTGTCCAGCGCACTGGGCAGCAACACTGGCAGCGGGATCGCGGCTGGCATTGGCTTTGCGCTTGCTGGGCCTGTCGGTGCAGCCATCGGCTTCATCGGTTCGAAGCTGCTTGGCGCTATCGGCAGCGTGATCGGCAGCGTGATGAAGGCGCTGTTCGGCACCAAGACCAGCATCGTCGGTCAAGGCATCACCGCCACACCGCAGTCGCTGGGCGGGATCATGGATGGCGGCTTCGAGGGCCAATATTTCACCGACATCAAGAAAACGAAGAAGTTCTTCGGCATCAGCACCGGCAGCAGCTATTCAACACAGACCAGCGCGGCTGACGACGAACTGAACCGCCAGTTCAGCCTGATCTTCACCGGCTTCTATGACGCGATCAGCGCGGCTGCCGTTCCGCTTGGCCTGTCGCTGGCCGATGTCGAAAACCGGCTGAACGGCTTCGTGGTCAACATCGGCAAGATCGACCTGAAGGGGCTAACCGGCGAAGAAATCAATGAAAAGCTGACCGCAGTCTTTGGCGCAGCAGCCGACGGCATCGCACGCGCAGCCATTCCCGGTCTGGATGTCTTCCAAAAGGTCGGCGAAGGCTATTTCGAAACAGTCGTCAGGGTCGCCAGCGGCATCGAACAGGCTGGCGCGCTGCTTCAGCAGCTTGGCATCACGGCCATCGCCTACACTGAAATTCTGAACACGCAGGGCGATGTCGCGGCGGAAATCGTGCGCCAGTCGATCTTGGTCAATGAGGCAAGCGCAGGCGTGGCCGGTGGCTTTGCGGAAATCATCCAGAACGCCAACGGCAGCGCCGAAGAACTGGTCGCGCTGGTCAACCAGCTTCGCGAATTGCAGAAGATGGTCGTCGTCACCGGCAAGGCTGCCATCGACCTGACCACCTACATGATCCTTGGCGCTGGTGGTGCTGATGCGCTGGCGACTGGCTTGCAGGCATTCTATGACAACGTGCTGACCGATGCGGAACGCAGCAATCTGGCCCTGACCAGCCTTGCCAAGCAGTTCGGCAACCTTGGCCAGACCTTCCCGACGACCTTGGCTGGCTTCGCTGCCCTGATCGCATCCATCGACACCACGACATCGGCTGGCCAGCAGCTTTATGGTTCGCTGATCGCACTGACACCTGCCTTCGTCGATGTGATCGACGCGGCCAACGCTGCACGCGAAGCAGCCGCGCAGGCGGAAAGCGCAGCCATCGACAACCTGCGCAGGGCAGTGGATGGCCTGAACAGCGATGTGATCAAGGCTGAAAACGCATTGGCGAACGCTGTCGCAGCGGCTGCCAAGGCGCAGCAGGACGCGGCCAGAGCCGTGCTTCAGACGCAACTGGACGGCCTAAAGGAACAGCAGAAGGCTGCCACCGCTGCCGTCGGCCAGTTCGACGCACTGGGCCAGTCGATGCGGTCGTTCAGTGACAGCATCCTGCCGCTGACTGAAGGCGGTGCCAGTTCACTGTCGTCACTTCAGCGCCAGTTCGCCGATGTGGCCACGCGGGCGCAGCTTGGCGACACGCAGGCCATGGGTGATCTGCCGGACATTGGCCGGTCGCTGGTCGATGCCACCATGGCGAACGCATCTGATCGCGTGTCGATGATCATCGCGCTGGCAGCC